CGTTGTCTGACCAGATCGCCTGCACGGCCTGCGCGTAGTCGCCCATGCGGACCTTTGCCAGCTCGTACTGGCTCCACTTGAAGGCCAGATAGAAGCCCACCATGCAGGACGTGACGCCGGGGCGGATGATGCCGTTGATGAAGTCCAGCACGGCAAACAGGTAGAACACTGGCAGGATCACCATCTTGGGCCAGTGCGCGGCCGCGTCCAGGATCTGCACGCCAAAGCTCTGCTGCGGCTGGCGCAGCGTCTGCATCTCTGCAATGTCGGCTTGGCTGCTGATTTCCTCCATGCGGTACAGGTGCTGCTTTTCGGCCAGCTGGGCCTGCATCTGCAGCACGGCCAACTCGTGGGCGTTGTCAGCCTTTTGGCGAAACAGCTTGATGACCTCGGGGATGAACGGGCCCGCGAAGCCCAAGATGGCAGAGAGGATGGCCAGCATCAGACACCCCTCCCGCACTTCTCGCGCGTGCCGGCGTCGTAGGCCTCCTGGATGGCGGCCTCAAGGCCGGGCACGTTGAACACGAAACAGCCGCCATCGGCTTTGCACTGCACGGCCTGCCCGGGCTCCACGTCCATAGCGATGCAGATGTCGCGCGCCAGGGCGGCCGATGCGGGATGCTCCAGCACACCCTTGACGCCCCCGCCACGCTCGAACTGCCACAGGCCCCGGGCCGGGCCGTTGCCCAGCTGGCGGCGGTGGATGAAGCGGGATTCCTGCAGGCCCATCGCCAGCATTTGCACGCGGGCTCGGTCGTTGTCCATCTTGCCGGGCAGCAGGGCCAGGGCCGGGTCGATGGCATCGCGGGTGATGGTGGCCAGCAGGTTCACTTGCGCAACCCCGCGCGGCGCTTGAACCACATCTCGGCCGCCTGCTCGGCCAGCACCAGGCCCTTGCTGCCAGCCATGCCGCTGATGCCCGAGAGGCAGGCGGTGACGGTGGTGGGCATGCCCATCCAGTCGCACCCCCAGAAAGTCAGCAGCCCAGCGAAGGCGGCAATGACCATCTCGCCGATCAACTGAGACAGGGACCACGGCGCCAGCTCCCCGGCGCGGACCTTGCGAATCCAGGAAACCAGCCCGCCAAGGATGGCAACCCCCAGCATGAGGCCGTATTCAGAAAGGGGGACGTGCAACGGACTGCGAACAGCAACCTGCGCATGCGCGGCGATGGGCGCCAGCAAATGCAGGCAGAGGGCGATTGACAAAAGGAAGCGCATTCGTGGGCCTTTCAGAGTTTCTGTTCCATGCGCAGGGGTACGGCGCGTTTATCGGCAAGCGGGTACTCCAGCGGCGACAGCTCGCGCAGCGTGCCCAGGAAGCCGTAGCGCTGCGTCTTGGCGGCGTCTGATGGGTCCGGCACGTAGAGCACGTCCTCTGTGGTGCCCACCTCGGCCATCATCTCGTCCAGGTGGTCGCCCTCTTCCAGCGTCAGCATGGGGAAGCTGAAGTCCACGGTGCGCGGGCGGCGGCGGGCGGTGCCGTACTTCTGCCCGCCGACAGATTTCACGCTGCTGCTCAGGTCGGTGCGGCCATCTGCAAAGCCTTGTTGCTCGGCGTTTTCAGTGGGCTGGAAGCCGCCCGCGATGAACAGCTGGCCCAACTGCACATAGGTGGCCGTGTTGGTGGTGTCGTCAATCTCCACCGTGCCGTAGCGGGCGGTGCGCGCGTCAAAAGCAGCGATCAGCGGGTACTGCTCGCCCCAGTTGGTGGGCGTGTCGCCGTGGAATGTCATCTGCAGGGCGTTTTGCCAGCCGGTGTCGATGCCCAGGGCCTCGGGGCCGGTGGTGGTGATGGACTGCAGCTCGGCGTTGGTGCGGCGGGTGGGCCAGTAGGCTATGCGGCGGATGTGGCCGCTTGTGAAGACCGTGCCCCCGGCGTCTATACCAAGCCTCAAAGTCGTCAAGCCGGTGGGGAGCGCGAAACTCCCCGCCCCGACAGCGCCACCATTCAGGCTGACCGCTTGGTCGCCTGCCGCATAGGCGTAGGCAGCCTTTACATTCGCATTCGCGGTGTAAGACCCCGCTGAAGTTGTCGATGTGTAGGAGCCTGCAACCCCTGCACTACCAACAATTCCGCCGCCGTAGCCGTCAATATAAATCTGGTCCTGAATATCGCCATCATCAATGATGATCGGCCGGTTTCCGCTTGATCCAGTCACGTAGTGCAGCCGATGCTCGACATAGATGGTTCCGGCACCAGCGCTGTAAAACCCGCTGAAGTTCGACCCCGTAATAGACACACTGTCAGCAGTGCGAGTCAATGCTGCGCTGGTGGTGGGGATGTAGCTGGTGGGGAATGCGCCAGCCTCCACTTGCCATCCGGTCACCCTGAATCCGCGCGATGACTGGGCAGTTGATTTAACGACGCCGTAAAAGCCATTGCCAGCGCTGCTTGCGGTAACGTTCGCCCAAACACGAAAACGCCCGCCCCCAAATGGCTCAACCGTTGGCGCCGAGACACCTTCGCTGGACGTGGCCCACCCGTCAGCGGCCATACAAAAGTCACCTGATGCCGTTGTGTTCGTAGGCGCAGGTGCCAAACCATCATCCATTTGCACAAAAACCGACACCGTTGTCAGCGTTCCGTCCGGAAACGACACCCACTTGTAAGCATAACTTGTGGTGCCAGCCAGTTGAATATCTATTGAGTTTGCAAAACCCGTGATGCTCACCGCAGCATTTGTTGCATTGCGATCGGCATCCAACTCCGACACAGTCCCTTCGCTGCCCACGGCCTTGTTCTCTCGCGCCTCTTCCGCCAGCAACCCTTTGCTCCCCAGAGTCACCGGGTCATAGTCAATCCGTGGCGCGGTCTTGGCCTCGATCAGGCCGGCGCTGTTGACGCGGGTGCGGTTGGCCGCGCCGCTATAGCTCACCCGCTCATCACGCGGATCGTCGGCTGCGGTGTAGTCCACATCCAGCGGGGACGTGCCCACCTTGACCCGCCAGCGGGCGGCTGTAGTCAGGTTGTGATTCACCAGCGCCAGCGCGCGCAGCACGTAATTGGCGCCCAGGTCGAAGCGAAAGCGGGTGTCGTACACCGTGGCGTCGTCGCTGCGCGCCACCTTGCCAAGCCGCCCATCTTTCAGGTTTGTCAGCGGCAGCAGGCTTTCCCACTGCCCGCCGCTCAGTGTTGCGCCGGTTGCCTTGTTGCCATAGGCCAAGAGGATGTTGCTCATTCGGTGTTACCCCCAGACGATGAGATTGAGTTCATCGGTTTCAAAGTTTTCCTGCATCTCCAGCACCACGAAGGTTTTGCCGGCGTCCAGACCGAAGCGCGGAATCTGCAGCGTGATGCGCGCGCCGGGCACGAAGTTCACCGGGGCGCGGCCACCGGTCCCCATCTGCGCGTCTTGCTCGATCACCTGGCGCGGGACGCGCAGGCTCAGGCGCTGGCGCGGCACTTTGAACAGGGCTAGCAGGCGCTGCGCCTCTGCCGTCGCGTCGGCCGCGTCCACGATCAGCGTGGTGACGGTCAGCTCCAGGGCTTGCGGCCAATCGGTTTTGACCGTGGCATCGGATGCGCTGGCCGTGCGGTATTCCTGCGTGTAGTAGGCAACGTCTGCGGCCGCAGCGCCCGCCAAGTCGTTGGGCGTCATCACCGTCCAGTTTTTGGCGTACTGGACGTTCACCTTCCAAACGGGAAGGCCCCGGTCGGCTTCTGACGGCGGGACCAGCGTCGGGTATGTGCCCTGCACCAGCTCAGCCTCGGTGATCAGGATGGGCGAAAGCAAAGGGGTGAAGAACGGGCTGGCGGGCTCGTACAGCTGGCATGTATTGATGTCGCTTGCGACGTATGTTCCATCCAGCGGTATCCCCTTGCCGATAAACCCGCCAGCGCTTGCCAGTAGTTCGCTCACTGCGGACAACACGGTGCGCGTGTCGTTGATGTAGATACCCACATCGGGAGTCACGTCGTAAATCTGGCCGGCCAAACTGAAGCCAGGCGCGCGCAAGCCAACGACATCCGCACTTAGCGTGGCAATCACATGGTCAAGCTGGGCCACCCCACCGATTGACGCGTCTGCGGGGTTCGTCACGTCGCAGGTCAGCGCGCCCAAGGGCGTGAAGTTGATACGGAACATGCCGCCCGCAGGCCATACGCGGTACTGCCCCGCCGTGGGGTTGTTCGCTTCCATGTCGGCCTGGCTGGTGTAGTCGCCCGCGCCGTCTTGCGTCACCACCGCTCGCTTGTCGTACACCGCCAGCGTGTAGCCCGTCGCAAAGCCGCGCCCGCCGTCCAGCTGGTAAATCTTCTTGCTGGTGTTGACCTGCACCGGGGTGACGTTTTTGCAGGTGCCCAGCAGCACCGGCTTGGTCGTTCCGCCGATGTCGTCGGCTGTGCCCTCTACCCCGGCGGGCAGCGCGTTGGTGCCCGCGTATTTCGTNGTCAGCAGTTCAATGTCCAGCGCGTGCAGGGCGTCACGGCACTGGAACGTGATGGTCTTGTCGTCGTAGGTCGGCTGCTCCAGGAACCCGTTGCGCAGCGTGTAGGTGACCTCCAGTGTGTCGGGGTCAACCTCGTACACATAGAAGGGCTGGCCGTCAAACGATTCGGTCAGGATGCTGTCCAGCTCGCCGTCTGCGTTGCTGAGCACGATGGCGCCATCCCCTACAGGTGCCGCGCCCCGCAGCTTGCCGGGTCCGAACATCGTTCGCTCAATCAGGCCCGGTTGAATAACGCGCCCGTCCACATAGAAAGGGTCAGTTGTCCACGCCCAGTTGGAATTCGAGACGTGGGATCTTGTGGCGTAGAACAGCGGAACCACCGGGCTCACACCGGGCTGCACATAGTGCAAAAGCACCATGATGATGGGTTCGCTCATGCCTCAACCCCCCGCACCGATGCCAGCAGCACACGGTCTGCACTGGTCGCCGTGTTGCTGCGGATGTCTTCCGCTACTGCGATCTGCTTTTGGGCGCCAGTGGCTGATACCGTCGTCAGCCTGGCCACCTCTGAGCGCAGGCCGCGCAGTTCGGCGACCATCTCGGCATAGCCCGCGTCTTGCCCGCGCGCCTGCGATGCCGTCAGCACTCGCTCGCCTTGATGCAATTCCGCCCGGTAGCCGTTGAACGGCACAGACCACAGGCCGTCTGCGTGGCTGCCGTGAATGGCCTGATATTCGGCGCTTCCCTTGATCATTGCTTCGATCTGGGCCGGGCTGTAGTCGTTGTAATAGTCGTAGGCGCTGGACGATTCGGGCGCGCGGCCCAGCAGTTGCTGGTATAGCGATGCCACATTGGCATTGGCTTGCGCCTCTGCCAGTTGCGCCTGAAGCTGCGCTGGGGGCACATAGGTGCCGCCTGCCGTCGTGACGCCGTTGGCAAGGCTCGGGTCCAGGTTGACCACACCGCCCGCCGCCGCCGCGCCCTGCGCAGCCTTGTATGCGGCCAGCATGGCTGCAAAGCCCTGCTGCGTGGTGGCCGTCAGCAGGCCCAGCGCTTGCAGCTGGCCGCGATTGGCGTCCAGGATCATGCGCTGCACGTCCACCGATGCCTTGGCGTGCAGTTCGCTTTGCTCGGTGGCCACCTGCACCGCCGCCAGGTCGCTGAAGTACGCTGAGCTGCTGGCGTTGTAGCTGCGGCTGGCCTCCAGGAATGCTGTCCCCACGGATTCCATGTTCGCCAGGCGCTCTTCGCTGGCCGGGTCCAGGCCCTGCAGCCGCTGGAATGCGGCCTTGGCGGCGTTGTATTGCGCCTCGGGCGACAGCAGCGCCAGCGGGCCGGTGGCCAGCGCCTGGCCGAAGCGGCGCAGGCTGTCGATGTAGCCCGTGGTGCGGTCGATTACACCCTGGATGCTGTTTTGCTCGCGGTCATAGGCGGCCATCAGGTCGTCGCGCGCTGTGTTCAGGCTGGTGCGCAGCTGCTCGGTGGCCTGCTGCTGCACTTCCTTCAGCTTTTGCTCGGCCCAGATGCGTTCCTTGATGGCGCGCAGGCTCGGGTCCATGGCGGCCAGTTCGCGCGCACGGGCGCGGGCCAGGTTTTCGGCGTCGGTGCTGGTGGCCTGCAGGTATTCCTCGTCCAAGGCCTTGCGCTGACCGATCAGGTCGATGGCGCGCTGCATGTCGGCCGTGCTGGCGTCCGCGGCCAGGGCGTTCAGATACTGCTTGTACTCGTCGGCCAGGTCCGAGTCTTTCAGCGCCGCCACGATGGCGCGCGTGGTGGCATCGCCCACGGCCGCGGAAAACTCTGCGTCGCTGCGGCCCACGTTTTCTTCGCCCAGGCGCTCGTACACGTTGCGCCCGCCGCTCATGGTGGCCACACGCAACTGGGTCAGGCTATCGCCTTCGGGGTCCTTCGAATAAAACGCTTCAAAGATCGCCTTGTTCGTGATGCCCAGCTGCGCGGCGATGCCGTTGTACTGCTGCTGGATGGTGCCCGCCAGGTCGGCGCCGCCCTCGGTCTTGGGGCCGCCGCGGTCGCTCTCCAGGAAGCTGGCCAGGGCCAAGCCACCAGCCACCCAAGGCAGCGCCGTGGTCAGGTTTGACATGAGGCCTGCACCAGAGCCGGCAGCCGTGCCGTAGGCACCGTTCGTCGCCAGCAGCGCGTCCAGCCCGCCGCCCGTGGCATTGGCGTACATGCTGCCCACCGTGTTGGCTGTGGACATGCCGCTGAAGTTACCCAGCAGGCCGCCGATGCTGTTCAGGCCCGAGCTGTTGGCAACAGCACCCACAGCGCCCGAGCTGGCCCCGCTGACGTTCGCCGCCACGTTGAAGACCCACTTGCGCACGGTCATCTGGTACAGCAGATCCAGCAGCGTGGCCTTCAGCGTGTCGCGCAGCTTCGTGAAGGCGTCCTGTCCGCCCTCGAAAATGTTGGTGAACGCCTGTTGTGCGGTGCGGTCTACGCTGTTCCAGACGTTCTGGAAGTCGCTGATCTGTTGCTGCAGCGCGGCGCGGTCGCCCACCGCCTTCTTGATATCTTCGGCCAGTTGCTTGTATGCCTCGCTGGTCTTGTCCAGGCCGGTCCGCTCAAGCTCGCGCAGGGCTATTGCCTGCTCGCGCTCCACGTTGGTCATGGTCAGCGCGGCAGTCTCAAACTGAATGGCCTCCAGCTGCGCCTTGGCGTTGGTCTCGTTCTGCTTGGCCTGGTCAAACAGGCGATCACGAGATGCGAATAGTTCGTTAATGGCTTTGGTCTGAGCCTTGGCCTCTTCCTCGTTGCGCTGCGTGATTGCATCGCCCTGACGCATGGCATCCGCGCGGCCCCATGCGATACGAAACTTCTGCTCTTCTTCGCGCAGTTTTTTCAGCTCATCAGTAGCCTTTTTGGCCCCCGCCCCGCTGTCCACGAACGACTTCAGCACGGCGTCAGAAAGACTTTTCGCGCTGCGCTTCGTTTCCTCAGCCTCGCCGCGCGCCGTCTTGCCCGCGCTCATCATGCGCTGTTCCCATCCGTCAAACGCGGCGCGGCGGCGCTCGGCGTCTGCCGTCATGTCGCGCCCGATCTGCGCGGCCTGCGAGAAATTTCCACTGACGAACGCAACCGCCTGCGCGGCCATGCCGCCAATCTCCACGGCAATACCATGGATGACGAAGGCCACGTTGCCGCCGATCACAATCAGCGCCCGCAGTGT